TGTATACTACTATTTAGTGCACTTAAACTTGTATTTGCCGACCCAAATAATGAAAATACTTTACCCGATTTTGTTACAGAAAAACTACTAAATGGTCCATATGTATATGCACCTCCAACTACTAAACCAGTGGAAACGGTGGTTCCACTTAAATAACTCAAAGTAAAATCGGCCGCGTCTAAATAAGATAATGTTGTGAGTTGTGCAACTTGATGTGAGCCGGGAGATAAAGTGCCGGCACCCATACCAGTGGTGGCAAAGCTATCTTCCGCCCCTGATGGATAATCTTCAGTTAATGTTCCTGAATTGGGGGTGTATACCGTTAATGCTGCACTTGTGATATCTTGTGTTGTAGTTGTACTACATGAAGTTGTACTGGTTAATTTAACATAGTTATCTAAACCTGTTATGCCTGTAATCCCATAATATGGTGATACGGCTAATGAACCTCCATTTACCGCCGATGTTGCTGTTCTTGTTAAACCCGTAATGATAGTTCTATTATAAACTGCGACGTCGGTTGCAACGTCCCATGAATATATATCGACAGTAAAGTTATTTGGTACTGATGATCCCCCTGTTAATTGTAAACTAACTTGAGATGTTCCGATTATTGGTCCTGCTGGCATTTTTTAAATTTTAATTTCTTTTATTATAAATATCGTCATTTTTTTTATTTTTTAACAAAGTGATTTAACTCCTCCAACAACACCTGACGATACATTGTATATATTTGTAGAGGTAGAATCATAAATTGTGTTAAATGTATAAATGGTACCACTACCATCGGTATATAATACCATTCCAGTACTTAACATACCACCATTTGCAACAAAATTACTATAGTCAATTGAACCTAAGTAAATTCTACTAAATGGCGATTGTGGTGTACACGTTAAGTTATTACCAAGTTTAAATGTTCCTGGAAACGTTTGGAAATATCCACAAGTTTTAACCGACGTATTAGAATGTATTACACAATTATTTGCGTCCGTACATTGAACCCAAAGACTAGTTGCTGCACAAGGTACATTTGTAAAATAATATGTTGTATTATTAGCGACAGAAGTGCCACTTTGTATTAATGTATCAGTTGAGTAGTCGCTATATGGTGTAGATGTATCTTGATACAATTTAAGAGTTTTAAGTCCTGTTCCTCCTGAAACTACCACAGCGATTTGACCATCTCCTGTTCCGGTATCATAACTATATACTGAAATATTACATACTTGTGCTGTTGGTTGTGTGATTGTTTGTGCGTAAGATTGTTTACAACCATTACTATCTTTAATATATACATCATAAGAACCTTGAGTTAATGTGTAGAATATTTTTGGTAATGCAAAATATGTAACGTCATCTGTTGATCCACTATATCCACTACCTGTTCCACCCGTACCAGATGTTACTGCAATTTGTCCGTCAGCTCCACCATTACAACTTACATTTGTAACCGTTATTGTTGCATTTGGTGCTGTTCTTACTAAACTTCCAACTGAAACTGATGCAACAGTTCCAGTTCTATTTGTATTTCTAACATAACCATTATATGTACCACCCGCTAATGAACTAAATGTTGCACTTGCTTGGTATGTTGTACCATCTTTGGAATATTCATATGACGCACCATTACCACCACTCGCACTTAATGTAAATGATGCATCACTAACATTATAGCATGATTGTAATGTACTTGAACTTACCGATACCGTTAATGCCGGTAACGATGTAGTTGGTGTCGGTGTAGGTGTCTGAGTTCTTGTTGGTGTTAAACTTATTGTTGGTGTTAAACTTATTGTTGGTGTTAAACTTATTGTTGGAGTTAAACTAATTGTTGGGGTTAAACTTATTGTCGGCGTTAAACTAATTGTTGGTGTAGGGGTTGGTGTTCCTGTTGGTGTACCAGTTGGTGTTCCTGTTGGTGTACCAGTTGGTGTTGGAGTTGGTGTTGGAGTTTTTGTTGGTGTTCCTGTTGGTGTTGGGGTTGGACTTAATACAACAATGCTGACACCGAACGAACAATTGACTGTCGGCGTTGGTGTTGGGGTACCAGTTGGTGTTCCTGTTGGTGTAGGTGTCTGAGTTCTTGTTGGTGTTAAACTTATTGTTGGTGTTAAACTTATTGTTGGAGTTAAACTAATTGTTGGCGTTAAGCTAATTGTTGGGGTTAAACTTATTGTCGGCGTTAAACTAATTGTTGGTGTAGGGGTTGGTGTTCCTGTTGGTGTAGGGGTTGGGGTTGGTGATAATACGACCACACTAACGCCGAATGAACAATTTACTGTTGGTGTTGGAGTTGGTGTTCCAGTTGGTGTACCAGTTGGTGTACCAGTTGGTGTACCAGTTGGTGTTCCAGTTGGTGTAACACTAATAGTTGGAGTAACACTAATTGTCGGTGTAACACTAATTGTTGGTGTTGGTGTTGGTGTTCCTGTTGGAGTACCTGTTGGAGTAGGGGTTGGGGTTGGGCTTAATACCACTATACTCACTCCGAACGAACAGTTTATTGTTGGTGTAGGAGTTGGTGTAGGAGTTGGCGTTCCTGTTGGTGTCCCTGTTGGAGTACCTGTTGGAGTTCCTGTTGGTGTTAAACTTATTGTAGGTGTTAAACTTATTGTTGGTGTAGGAGTTGGGGTACCAGTTGGTGTAGGAGTAGGTGTTGGACTTAATACAACAACACTAACACCGAATGAACAGTTTACTGTTGGTGTAGGAGTTGGTGTTCCTGTTCCTGTTGGTGTTAAAGTTATTGTCGGAGTAGGTGTTGGGGTTCCTGTTCCTGTTGGAGTAGGGGTTGGAGTTAATATTACAATGCTAACACCGAATGAACAGTTTACTGTTGGTGTAGGAGTTGGTGTTCCTGTTTGTGTTGGGGTTAAACTTATTGTTGGGGTTGGAGTTGGAGTTGGTACGACATAACAAACTCCTGTTTCTAAAATTCTAATATTTGCGGGTGGATAATACGTTTCAGTATCTACAACAGGAACTAATGATTGATATTGAATTGGGTCTGTAATTTCATATATAGCCTCAGAGACATAAATAACTTCAGTTATAAAACCATTATTAATCGTATTAAATCTATTGTATTGTACATAACCATATGAATCGACAATATATGTTGTTCCCGTATAATACGGACAAGTAGTTACACCTGTACTTTGTGTAAATCCACTTTGAATAAAAGTTATTTTATCAAATGGGTTTTCAGATTCATAACTTGTTATGTTGTATGACGTTAGTGTGCCTCCTGTTTGAGGAATATTTAAATATAAAAACTGATTCGTTTCATCTGAATCAATTGTTATTCTTTCAGATGAAAGTAAACTCGTTGACCCTGTAAAAATATTAACATTAAAAGTAACACCAACATATGATGGTACAGTGTTACCACTAATATCGGTTAAATAAAAATTAATACCGTTATCATCATTATCGAGGTCACTAATTTCTTCCGCATTAATTAAAATCGTAAAAGGATTACGATATGTGAAAATTAAACTATTAAATGGATAAATTGCTTTATATTTTCCATCATCTGCCACATTATAAGTTAAACCCGTTAAATTATCGTCATAAAAATAAAGTTCGGTGGGTGCTGCCAATGAATTTGTAAAACCTTTATTAACTGTGACACCTGTTGTTGTTCCAGAGTAAAATGTATTTGTATTCCAATTTGTTATTAAACTATCTTGATTATTAGTATAATTCAAATTTATTAATTCATGATTCGTAGAACCTATATACCATTCACTTGTATAATCTAAAAGTGTATTTATAGTTGCACCTGTTCCAGTTGTTACCGATGTGACATAATTTTCATTACTGTTTTGCCATGTAAGTATATCTGTAACAACACCATTTACTGTTTTATATATGGTTCTATATGGTGAAGTACCTACCAATGAATAATAACCATTTAATACTGTGGACTTACCATTATAATCATAATATAATTTTTTACCAATTGTAATTCCATTTTCATCCGAATTATCATAATTCAAAATAAAAACATTTGGTATGTTTTCATTTTTAATTTCGTGTGTGAAATTTAATTGTACGTCAACAATTCCTGGTTTTTCTTCATATGATGATAAACTAATTGTATTACCTGTTAATGAAGAAAGAAAACCTGCGGCCTTACTATCCGCATCTTCTTGTGAAATTGTTGAAACAGAATGTCCCGAAGGTAAAGAATACACAACAGGTATTGGGTTGTTTAAATCACCGATATTTGAAGTTTCCGCCGATACAGTTATTGATAATGAATTACTTGAATATAATGTTGGGTTTGTATTAAATTTAACAGGATAACCTGAAACATAACTTAAAAAAAATAAACTATGAAAATCTGTAATATAATTTATTTTACTTGTATTAATAACATCAAATGAATTTGTTCTTATACCATCATTTGTAGAATATGATAATGTTTTTGTAGTTGGTTTACCATTATTTGAATTTGATGGAATATTGTAAAAATATGCACCGTCATTATATATACCCGTACTCCATGTTGTTAAAGTACTTGTTTTATAAATTGTTGTTCCAGTTGTTAGATATGGTGTTGTTGCATATCTAGTGTAAAAATATGTGAACTTTTCTTTAATTGTTATATTTTGTGTTTTTAATGCATCCACAATAAACTTTACCGCTAAATAAGCAAAAGCGAGTACCAATAATCCAGGTACAGTTAAAAAAAATGATGCAAAAAGTGACAATCCCTCTGCCACAGGAAGATAACCTGCACAAGCAAGAAGTAAACTTGATACGGCAGCACCCATAAAACCAGCTTCAACTCTTTTATCATCTTTTAATAAATTAATTAAATCTGGTACGTTTGTACCACCTATGTAACTTGCAGATAATTTCATTAACATATGTTGATATCCAGTTAATGGTTTAGCTGTAGAATTTGAAAAATTCCAAGTAGTGAAGAATGTATCATTAGAATTAGACTCAGTAAATCCTGAGGTATAACCTAAATAATATTTGTAAACTGAAGGTTGATAATAATCTGATGTTGATAATATTTTACGTACTAAACCAATACCGTTCATTGTTGGTTCAATTGATGTAGGTATTAAATTTTCTCCCGATATTAAAACTTCATCACCTCTATTTTTAAGGTTTGTAAAATCTTTAGGTCCTGAAACTATTGGTGATGTTTTTCTAGGTCCAAATGCTTTTTTAGTTATTTTATAATCTGTATGTGTTCCAAAGTTTCTTTGTAATATATTACCTATTTCATAAACTTTGTTTGTGTTAGATGTTCTAATGTTATCGGCATAATAATATGGTAATGCTAAATTTGTTAATAAAACATCATTATAAACGCATGTACCTTTGGTTGAGTAATTATCTGTTGAACCTGACCATGTACTAATATTATTATATGACCATAATTTAGTTACCGCGGTTGGACTATTATATGAATCGTACGCTGAATATGGATGTACTCCCATATCATACCCAAAAATTGTAGTTCCACAACCAACTGAAATTTTAGTTACAACAGAAGAACCATTATATGATTTTGATTGTCCAATTGCAACCCTTATTCTTATTTGACCACTGTTTGTTACCGCGGTTATTCCACGTGTACCAATATTTGTCATTTGAACTTTTAAAGATGTGTAATCAGTTACTTTAACAAAATATGGTGGAGTTGCTGAATAATTATCTGTATAACTTACATTACCAGCGTGACTATTATTAACACCATCAGAAATAGTAAAACAAGCATCTTTACATTGTCCCGTTATTGAAATTGTTATAGGTACAATTTTATTTGAACTATCTAAAGTTATAATTAAATCTTGTATTGAGTATTTTAAACCATTACTTGGTAATTCGCTTTTAGTTGGTATGTATGGATGAGAATATGTATATCCACTTAAATTATGTGTTAAAATAACATCTCCCCCGCAATTTGAATTACTTCCTAAACAACTTGATTGTAATATAAAAGAATGTGTAGATGGATTATATGTGTATATTGATCTTTTTGCAATATCTCCAGAAGCATAAGAATATGTTACACCTGAAGGTGCTTCAATTGTTAATCCATTATCCAAATACCAAGGTCCTGTTGTGAAAGGTGAGAAATTACTAAATCCAGAATTAATATTCAAAATACCATTTATTGGTGGTAAATTAGGTGTTTTAGCTCTATATAATTTTACAACTGTTGGGCATGTTGTACAATAATAATTTGAGTTCGTAAATCCAGTACAAAATTCAGCACTTATTATTGCAGGGTCACAATCAATTTCACAATACATTTGTCCGCTCGTTCCACCTGATGTAATGATATCTAAAGTTAGTGAAATGTCATCATTTTTATTTTCATCAAAATAAAGTGTAATATATTTTGAAGTCTCAGTAGATAGCGTATTTAAATTTTCAACATCTACTAACGTATAAACACCGTTTATTTTTTGATTAATATTAATAGTAATATTTGAACCGTTATTTGAACCTGGTGTGAATGTAAATTTAAATAACTTTTTGACTTTTGGTTTTATGAAAACATAAACCGGAATTTTGTTATTTAATTGATTATAATTGAAGAAATAACTTTGTATATTTGATTTGGTACCAGCATTAGACCATGTTAAAGTTTTTTGAACTCCACAATCGTTTGTTGATGATGAGACATCACTTATTAAACAATCAACACTGAATGTACCTCCGGTTATACTCATTTTTATAAACTTTTAATTCCGTAAGTTGCCGATTTTTGACCAGGAACATGTCTTAATTTAACAGTATCAGTTATAACTGAACTATCAGATGATTTATTATATGTTTTTCTATACATTTCTTCATTACTCCCTTTATTAAATATTACAATATTCATATCTGTAGATTGATTTGGTGTGATAAATAAATTAACCCCAAACGTACCTTGAATATTTGTAACATCAAACCAAATAACTTTATTAACAGTTCCAAAATTGTTACTTATTTGTTTTATAGGTATGGTTGTATATGTTGTACTCATGTTATTTTATTTTATAAAAATGCCCCATATGTTAATGGTAATCCCGACGCACTACCATCTTGTCCTGTGGTTGTGAATATGGTTCCTCTATCGACAAATCTTGTTCGTATAATGCCGTCACAATCTATCCAATATGTGGTGGCACTAAATCCTTGATTTGCATTAAATGTTATGGTTCTACAGTTTCCTGTTGTTCCTGTTGATGATGATTCTGAACCTGACGTATCTACTGTAACCGAACTACAACTACTTCCCGTAACAACATTATTATATGCTGCAACACTAATTAGTGGATAACCTGGTGATATTGAATTGATTAATATACAATCGTTTATTGTGTACGTTCCAGTTGATGTTATGTTTTTAAATACCATTCCAGTTGTTGTTTCGTATTTAATATTTCCTATTGCTGTTACGTTAATTGTTGTCCCACTATAATATGTACCACCTGTTGTTGCAATTGAACAAGTGTCATCACTTGCAGGACATGACGCAGTAAATACCACATTAAATGGTGTAAATGTATTACCTGTTGTAGTTGAATAAACCACAACGTCTAATGTTGTTTTAGTTGTATTACTAATAAAACCTACTGTATCTGATATACTTTGATTACCTGTACCGAATGCATATGTTGTACCATAACTCTCAGCTCTATTACCGATGAATATTTCGTTGTTTGAATTTGTATTTCCACTAATACTAATTGTAATATCTACATTACCATAAGTTTGTCCTAAATCAAATTGTGTAGGTGGGTAATTAAATCCTTCAGATGCAACATTATAAACTGTGGTACCACTACAAGAAACGCTTCTAAATGTTGATGTTGCACAATTTCCTGCTAATTCAACATAACTTGAATCTGTTAATATTTTACCTTCATCAAAACTTGAAAATAAATATGGTTCTGTAACGGCACAACTTTGAGCACAAATATAATCTGTAAATGTTCCTGGATATGAAAAAGTTATATATGGTGTAACTCCACTATAAGTTCCACAAGGATAATAATATAAATAAATCTTATTATCGGTGTTACCTGATATATCGTTTAAATCACTCTGATTAATAACGATGTTATATGATGTACATTCATCACAAGGTTTTTTAATATCTTCTTTAGTAATTAATTGATTGGACGATTTTCCAGTATATGAAACATGTAGGGGGTTAATATTAATATATTGTAGTGCACGTTCTTTTGTAACTCCTTTATCTGTTGTTGGAATCGTTGTTTTTGATGTTAAAAAACCATCTTCAGCGGCTCTATTAATATCACTATCAGTTAATATTTTATTTTTGGTTATCCCTGTCCATGATAATGACATACAATGACTCTAATTTATTTTCTAATTGTTTTATTTTATTTTCCAATTGGTGTATTTTGAGAGTATGGACATCGTTATAATTGACACTCATTGGTAAATCACCAACGACTAAGTCAGAACAAGCTTCTTTAACACTTTGAGCCGAATAACCATATCTTACTTGACTATCACCTTTAAGTGTAAATTGAATCACATCTAATGTTGATAAATCTACATTTGGATTAACTGAAATAATATCTTTATATCTAATATCCGATACTTCATAATACGCCGCGGCACTTACACTACCTGTAACAGTTAATGACCCTGAAATTATTTGATTTCCTTTAAATGTATTTGAACCGGTTGTAGCAAAATCTCCATAATTTTTTATTTGTAATGAACTAGATACAATACCTGACGGAACACCTGTTATACCACCGAATGATACTTGTGATGAACCCGATACTAATGAAGGAACATTTGTTAAATTATTAAAATTAATTGAACCCGTTAATGAACTAGCATTAACTTTTCCTTCAACTAATACTGAACCAGTAAATTGATGTGTGTCATCAGATGTGTCACCAAATTTTGTTGATCCTGATGAATATAAAACAGAAGAAGATACTAATGTAACATTATATTCTTCAGCCGTAATTGTACCTTTAATTTTTACTGAACCTGTAATTTGTAAATTATTTGTTGTATAATAAAATCCAGCACCCGACACAAATAATGAATCACCTGATGTACCATTAGAACCACTAGTCCCATCTGTTCCATTGCTTCCACTAGTACCTGAAGAACCATCTGTACCATTAGAACCACTAGTACCTGAAGAACCATCTGTACCATTAGAACCACTAGTTCCTGAAGACCCATCGGTACCATTAGAACCTGATGTTCCGGAACTTCCGTCTGTACCATTACTACCTGAAGAACCATCTGTACCATTTGAACCTGAAGAACCAGAAGACCCGTCAGTACCATTAGAACCTGAAGAACCTGAGCTACCATCTGTTCCATTACTTCCACTAGTACCTGAAGAACCGTCTGTTCCATTACTACCTGAAGAACCTGAACTTCCGTCTGTACCGTTAGAACCACTAGTACCAGAACTACCATCTGTACCATTAGAACCTGATGTACCTGAACTTCCGTCTGTACCATTAGAACCACTAGTTCCTGAAGAACCATCTGTACCATTGCTTCCACTAGTTCCTGAAGAACCATCTGTACCATTGCTTCCACTAGTACCTGATGAACCATCAGTACCATTAGAACCTGATGTACCTGAAGTTCCGTCTGTACCATTGGAACCTGATGAACCGTCAGTACCATTACTTCCACTAGTTCCTGAAGACCCGTCTGTTCCATTACTACCACTAGTACCTGATGAACCGTCTGTACCGTTTGAACCTGATGAACCTGATGAACCAGAAGAACCATCGGTTCCATTACTACCGCTAGTTCCTGAAGTTGCCGCGGTATATGATGTTCCGTTTATTGTTAATGAACCTGATATATTAACTGAGCCTGTAAAATTATGATTGTCATCTAATGTGTTACCAAAGTTATTTGACCCTGATACAAACATTACTGAAGAAGATATTAATGTAACATAATATTCTTTAGCTGTTAACGTACCATCTATTTGTATATTATTTTTTGTATACCAATATGAACCTGTTTCGGCAAATAATGAATCTCCTGATGTTCCAGAAGAACCGTTAGTACCGTTACTTCCTGAAGAACCATCGGTACCATTAGAACCACTCGTTCCATCCGTACCATTGCTTCCCGATGTGCCGTCTGTACCATTAGATCCACTTGTTCCAGAACTACCATCAGTACCATTAGAACCAGAAGTTCCGTCTGTTCCGTTAGAACCACTAGTTCCTGATGAACCACTAGTTCCTGATGAACCACTAGTTCCAGATGAACCTGACGAACCACTAGTTCCAGAACTTCCACTTGTTCCTGAAGAACCTGAACTACCACTAGTTCCTGATGAACCACTAGTTCCAGATGAACCTGACGAACCACTAGTTCCAGATGAACCATTAGTTCCCGATGTACCATTTGTTCCGGAAGTTCCATTTGTTCCACTAGTTCCATTAGAACCTGAAGAACCTGATGTACCATTACTTCCACCGCTAAATCCACTTAGAAAAGCTTCCCTTCTAATTTTAGATGTTGCCGTTTCACTACTATTATTTACAATTAACCATGAACCTGAGGTATCTCCCGAAAATTCGAGTAATTCACTAATTTTTTTATCTAGTCCTGCCATAGCTATTGATTAACTAATAAATATATTAGTTTTTGATTCTAATCGACATTTATGTAATTATTATTTTCACTTTGAATAGGGTCATTGTTTTCGGTATTAATTCTCATGTAACTCACTGCAGTTTCACCACAATTAACAACTTTAACCACTTGATTTGTTAAATATGGTGACTCAAAAACTATTCTAATTGTTTTTTCTTCGGCAACATCAAATGATTTTGTTACACTACCATTAATTCCAATTGGTGATGTTGTTTCGTCTCCCCAATGTACCGTAAATGATGATCCCGATATTGAAAAATCTTGTCCATCAACCACTAAAAAATCTTCTAATTCGTCTAAAACATTTTGTTCGGATATTTCTGTAGCCAATCTTCTAACACTCGTTACATTCGTTGTTCCGTCTGGATTCGTATCATTAGCCAAAATTATATTAACTAATTGATATGTTGTTGTGTTGTTAATTGTTATTGTACTACCAGTTTCAGTACAAACACTTTCATATGCGAAGTTTGCACTAATTTCATTATGTCCAATATTTTTATCAAAATCAACCATATCTCCCATTTCATCAGCCGTTGCTTCTAAAAATAATGGTAGTTGAAAATCTTCATGTATTTGGCTATTAACATGGGTTTCTATTTCTTGTTCTGTCGTACCTGTACCAACAATTAAATTCCATGTGTCTTCTGTTGGTGTATTCCATTTATAATAATAACCACCATCTACAGTTCCACCGGTTACGTTATAAACAACATAACCTGTGTCGGGTGTAAAACCTGTAACTAAAAATTCAGTGTCACCCGTCCATGGTGTTGGGTTATTATTTGAATCGTACCATGTCTTACCTGTTAATGAAACTAATTTCACTTCAGGTATTTTTTTTCTTTTAATGGTATGGTTAATTCTTTTCATTATTATTTTTTATAAGTTTCCTCCTCCGCCACCTCCACTACAAGGTGTTGAATATACATCTAAAACGTAACCAGGGGTTCCTGCACCGTTGTTTGTTATTGTACCGTCAATTTTTATTAATATTCTATTGTTACTTAAAGGTGTGCTACCGTTTGTATATGAATTTACACCAGCAGAGGTGGAAATAAAATAATTATAATCATTACCCGCACCTTCAAATAAAACTTTACTTGAATTATAAACTGGATAATTTAAAATTTCTGATATTGTAGGTGAAAACGTTTTTATTAATGTTCCAGTTGATTTACCAGGTGATGAACAGAATAATGTGGTACCTGTATATGGATCACTTAAAAAATATTCAAATATTGGTGGACAACCATTTTGTATTGCACTAAAATAATCTAAACTTGGTGCGACAGATATTTTATTTATTAATGGTGCCGGATTACTTGAGCTAATTGCAATTACTTTCCATATTGTACCAATATCTAAAAATGTTGTTACTCTATTATTTACAGCATATGTTCCTACTGTAAGACCTGTTGTATAACCAGTAGTTTGGTCCCAACAATTTTCAAGTGTGTACCAATCGTATATTGTTACGCCAGGACATGTTGTACAACCACCACCGATGACAGTAAATAGATTCGTATAAATAGTATGTGATACTTGTACATATTTTGAACCGTTTGATAAATAATAATTTCCAGTACCCATTGAATATCCGTCCGTAGATGTAAATGTTGCCGAATTACAGAATAAGGTTCCACTTCCCGTAACCCCAATTGTACTTACTTGACTACAAGCATCACTTACTGACGATGCGCTCCGACCAACAACATCACTATAATAAGTTGGTCCCGATGATGATCCACTTGGTGTTTGAGTTTGTGTTGGAGTTGGAGTTGGTGTTGGTGTTGCTACACGGGTTGCAGTTGGTGTCGGTGTAGGTGTTACATTTGAACATGTGTGATATACTATGTTAGTTGGTGCCGTTCCACCTCCTCTTTCAAAAAACATTATTGGTTTGTTTGTAAAACCAACTTCTTCACATTTTACTACACCATTGTAATAATAAACTTGATACGAATAATCTGTTTTATTAATATCAACTTGATAGTACATATCATTTTGTTCAGTAATAGTGTGACCCGTACTGTAACAATCATTTGTAAAATCTAAAATTGTACCTTCTTTTGCATTATAAAACTTTGCTGTCATAAAGAAGGTGTTACCTGTTGTTGTACCACTTAAATTAGTTTCAGTTAAAACACTTTCATCTTGGAACCAAAAGAAATACATATTTTCTTTATTACTATAATTTGATCCTCTAAAAACAGGTAAATGTATATAACCATTAAGTGGATTATAAAACATTTTCTCACCTAACGGTAATGACAAATTTTTTGCAAATATTAATTTTCTATTTTGTCTTGTTGGTGGTTCACATGTTAATATATTACTTGATACAGTTCCTGGTGTTTTAAAAAACTCTAATCTAAAAAAACTCTCAGTCGCCTGTTTTAACATATGTTCATTTTCTTGTGAACTTATACCTTGTGGGGTATAATCTTGAACATATGTTCCACCGCTTTGAAAATAAAAATAAAACCAAATATCGGTTTGTGTTACTCCACTAGACGTATATGGTTTATGAATATATCTAACCGTTTCATAATTTTCAATTGGGTTAATAATATCACTTAATATTTCAGTTTCAAATTCTTTCAAGTTTTCTTCCCAACCGAGATTTGTTTGAAAATCAGTTTCAGTATTCAATAATATATTTAAATCAGTATCTTTTCTTAATATTTTCATGTTAACAATCTGAATTACTATTTTTATTATTTACATCCATGAAATTCATTATTCCATTTGATTTATTTTTATAATATCTTTCATTTCTTAAATAGAAATTAATGTTTGCTTTAACATAATGATTTCCATTCATAAAAGGAAAATCTGTTCCGAATCCATCGGAATCAACATAACCATGGTCATATATATCTCTCCATCTCCAAACTTTATCATATGGGTCATACTTTGCATTTTCAGGTAAGTTGAAAATATCATTAGTATTTGCCGTTTCAGTATATGGTGATAATTCTCTTAATTTAATTCTATAATGTGGTTGGTATATTAATCCCATTGTATTTCCAGATGTGGCACCACTAAAACCATCTACATTCATATCTTGATTATGGTCAAATATATTTGTGGGATTTGTGATTTTATGAAATGCTTCACTAACAATTCTTTCGGTCATTTCTTTTGGATTATACTCAACAAAGGCACCATTTAATATTGAACCGATTGGTAATGTTTGACCACTTAAAAATGTAACTCCACTTTTTGTAAATCCAGAACTTGTTAAACTTGTTTCGTTTGACGTAGTTCCACTAAAATGTTCATCAATCCACGTATCGTGGAAATTAAATTTATATCCAACCTTTGGTGGATAATTAAAATATCCATTTCCATTTCTAAAAATTGCAGTAACAAAAACATTTGTTGGACTAAATCCTAAATTATTTGTTAATCCGCTTAATTTAAATGGTTCTTTAAAATCGTATAAAACAGATTCCATTCTATTTCTTTCAACCACAACATCATTTATTCCTGCACTATTTTCAAGTAACAATTTTTTCTCATCTTCAAACACTGGACTTTCAAATCCAAGTGAATCCATTATATATCCACCTGTGTTAGTTAATGTTTTATGTTTGTGAACGTAATATTTAGATGTTGAGGGAACGATATTGGTAAAATCTTTACATCTTTTACCTAACATAATTGTATTGAGTGTTGTTCCTGTTTTTATTTGTGACTTTAAAATATTAATAACATATTTTCCAGAGTCAAATGTTTCATTACCAACTGAATTAATATAAAATGTTGAACCAGTTGGGTTTGATAATCCTGTTAACGTTCCACCTGATAAAACCACGTGTTCTCCTTCGTTCATTCCATGTTCAACTGGTGATGTCAATTCATAGTATGTGTTATAATTTACAACCCTAAATGGTATACCATCTTTAGCGGTAAAACTAACTTTCGTACTACCTGTTACACCTGTTAACGTATAAACCATATTAAAATTACTATCACCACTATACACATAACTTAAATATAAATTCCAATTTTGATATGGTGCCGATATTGGTGTTATAGTTGTGTGTGCCGTTGATCCTGATTTTACTATATTTGGTGTAAAGGTCCCTATTGTATTTCCAGTTACTGGTAAATTTACTTCCCTATAAACGTCCCTTCTTAAAAATGCAAATTCATCATATGGTAAAAATCCATTGAAATTATTATCACTACCATCACCATTTAAATAAAGACTCTTCGTTAAAGGTTCATATGAACCTGTACTACCGGAATATAAATTTCTAAAAATCATTTTTAATTTTCCGTATATCTTATAATTTATACTTTCATTACGTTCTTTATAATATTGTTCATCTATATCTAATATTATATCCCTTTCACCTATTCGCATAAGTGTATCACTATTATCAAGATTTAGTTTTAATTCTAATTCTTGGTCATCCGCCTTTGCGAACTTTTTACTTGGTAATATGATTTGTTTCTTTTCCATTATTCAGCAGACGGGAACGCACCTTTTGGTCCGTATTTTTCTATTAGTTTATCTATTGCGGTTTTACCTGGTCTTAATCCAAAATAAAACAGAAATGGTGTTGATAGTATTTGTTTTGTACCATCGTAATTTGTTGATGTTGGTTTTACCATAAAATCAAGGTCGTTTGTCCATGCCTTTGGTGCCCAATTACTTGTTTCTCCCGTTCTAATCCATAGTGTTCCCGTTAATGGATTATCTAATGTGCCTGTGGCAATTTCGAGTACTGTGAATCCTTCTTCTTGATTATTATAAGTTGTATGTGTTGCTCCTGTTGTTTCAATATCCGCATACACATCATTATATGTTACACCTGTATATGTAAACGTATCACCACTATATTGTTTTGTCATTGGTAATAACAAATATTTGTGTGTCGTATCTCCACTGTATTTGTAATTATAGGTCATACCTTGTAATGGTTGTAAATTACCATTTGCAGTTGAGATTGGTGTAGTATAGTCCCAATGTTGATTAACACTCGAACCAAAACCTGTACCACCTTTTTCCCACAAGTAAAATGGAACTTTTTGTGATGATTCAGTCAATCTTCCGGGTTCATTTAAACATGCCCTAACTCTATATCCTTCACCATCATCTAATACGAGATTTATTGGTAGTGGTCCTCCATCCAATAATCCAGGATATTGTTCAACATCCAACACTTGTGGATTATATGCTGCGTAATTTCTATTTTGTAAATCAAATTCTTCAATGCCAACTTCATTATTTATTGAAATTAGTTGAAGAATGTCCCCATTCATTACCGTTCCAGGTACACCGTATCCATTGTTTTCAAAAAATGAATTGTAATCACCTGTTGTATTTTGGTCTGTTGCTAAATAATCTAATTTATAATTAATATATAACCCTAACATCTCTTTAAAATTTTGATAGGATGTTGGTCCAATATCTCTAACAACCGAACAGTTTGGGTCTAATTGTGGGTCCACACATATTTCTTTTATAAATTCATCTCTTGGTCCTAAATCAACAATTGTTGTTGGGTGACCTAAACTTTCTCTACTACTTCTACTAAATGTTGTACCATTAAAATATGTAGATCTATAATAAAATCTTTTATCAGGATTTTCCACCGTACCTGCTTTAAAATAAACTAAATCTGGACAATATTTTGTTCTTCTAACATTTAAATCTAATGTTTCCTCATTATCCCATCTAACTTTTGCTTTAAATGGAAACATATATAATGAACCGGTCAACCAATTGTCAATAAATTTATAATTTGCTATACCACCACAGAACACTTTAGCAACAAGTTTTCTTCTTGCGTATTCGGTAATTGCATCAAAATTATCTCCCCAATTGGCAATTGCCGCCGCCGGTATAATTGTAAATAATCCATATCTAAATTCAGAAAATCCACTGTGTGTGCCACATGTACCACAAGGATTACTATTAACACCAGCAATAACTTGACCAACGGTTATACCTGTGGTACAAACAGTACCTAATTTTATATTTGCCGATGTTAATCCACTATATGGTGTAGATGCGTTACTAGCACAATATGTTCCATAAACAATTGATTCTTTATACACGGTAACATATTGTTGACATCCTCCTTCTAATTCACTATTTAATCCTGAAGTATTTGAACCTCCAATTAAAAATGATAGTGAATCAAATATTTCATATCCTATACTTCCTGTCGGTAATGTTTGACCTGTATAACTTAAACCCGTTGTATCATCGTAATAATATGCTGTTGTTCCTGATCCCGATATGTCATACCCATAAACACTAAGATTTCCATATTCTCCTGTATCGTTAAATTTTATAATGTATCTACCTGGATTATCAATAATATTAGTTATAGTGGTACCTGTCGTTGTGAAGATAGGTGATACGGATGCACATGTGGTTCCAGTAGTTGGAATTGATAAAAATATCCTAACACTTGATTCGTCAAAAATCTCAACCCCACATGTGGCGTATAAAGATGTATCCGTAACACCTGTTCCTGTTGCAACTTTAAGAAACGTTAATTCTGGATCTGTCGTTGTTGTTGGCAAATCATTTATATAATCTAAGTTGTCACATGTTTCACATTCAGGATATATTGCAATACCTAAACGAACAGTACCGAATCTTTGTAATGGTTCAATAACTTTAGTATCAACATCAATAATACCACCCGCCCTAAATGGATAATAATCTATCAATGTTACTTTTAAAGCACGTATGTATATGTGCCAATTATATAATGCTTGAAATGGAACAATTAAAACCTGTATAGCCGCAATGATTGTGTAATAACTTATTCTTTCGAATGTGTTCAATATTATAGCCAATAAAATTGCGAAGGTAACTGTTTGTGTCGCATGATTAATTGGAGGTGTGAGTGAATTGTTTTGACAATCGTCTTCCTCCTTTGGTGCTATTTGTGTAATCCCTAAATTACCTTCACTATAAGATCCAAAAAATGACGATACACTATAAATTTTATTATAATTAAATCTATAAAAATAATCTTGTGGGTAATATGACCCATTAACATTATTAAAAAGGATGTTATTGTTTGTTGCCCCCGTCGGATAATCATTCCAATTTGTTGACCAAGTATATGATTTATCAATTTCTGATTCCGTTGTTGCATATTCCCTAATATTTGGAATTAAATAAGAAGCTACAGTTCTAACCCTACCTAATGATTCATTTTTTGTTGATACTCTAAATCTATAACATGCGGATGTTGGTACCCCTTTATTTGGGTCGTTTGTAATTTCGTTCTCACCAAATTCGTTTGTGTAAACATATTCCATATTCATTGGAACTGAAATCATAAACGAACCACTATCATCAATATCTTCACTTGTTTCCATAAGTTCCAATATTGGTCTATTATTTTCGTCTTTTTTATTTGTAAATCTTAATATTTCAACCGTTGCTGGTTCGGTTATTAAGTTACATTTATTACCCATTCCATCTCTTAAAGTACAATTTTTATTTACAGTACTATTCCCTTGGTCAGAAAATATTGAACCTAATAAAATTGCTTTTGGTTCAATTCTTACACCTTTATCGGATAAATCAAAATCAGTTCTTGTTAAACCAATTTCACAAAAATCATTATTACCCCAAAAAGGATAAACTTCAATCGTTTTATCAAATGAAACAATTTGTGGTAACGAATTTAAATCTTCTGATGCTTTAAAAGCGTATGATGTTTTAAATTGGTCTAAACCAGCACCTTGTCTAATAAAATCATCAGGTCTTAAAGAGAAACAACCAATATCAGATAAATCAACATCAACGTGAATTGTTTGTTGTCCTAATGGAACCCCCCAAATCATAAAATCACCAGAACTATTAGTTTTAACTGTATACGAATAATAAGTTTCATACACTTCTAAAACTTCTTCTCTTGTTAAAATATCTTCTTGGTCAAAAAATGTACCGGTTGGTTCATGTCCGCCATGTTGTTTTCTTGATGGTAACAAATTGTATCTATAATTGTTACTGTCTTTGTCCCCAATTTCTGTATATGGATATAACGCAGATATAACTGGATCATTTGAATGAATTTGTAATTGTGGAACAAATAACGATACTCTGGCGTTTGGTACACCTAAACCATTGTTAACAGTAATTCTACCACATACCACACCGTAATCCGAACACATTGATGAATAAACATCCTTTTGAGTGAATCTTAATGATAGAACTTCCAAAAAATCAAAATCTTGTTTTAATTCAAGATTGACTATTTGGTCCTTCCCAATGTTTGTGGATATTCTATGCTTCTGTATCATTCTTTTAATAAATAGAAAAAAGGAGATTTTCTACTATTATAAACAAAAAACATTTTAATATGTAGTCGTTCCTAATGTTTTAGTTCTAACTCTAATATCACTATTAGGGAACCTTATTTGGAATATTTGGTTAGACTTCATAAAAATGGTCATATCTGACTGTAAAATTTCCTTGGTTAAAGTGTCTTTATATGCCATTGCAGTTTCCGATGATGAATATAACCCACCAATCTTATTATATGCCCTGATATCGATTACATTCACTACACCAGGTATTTGACCAATATGTCTAATTAAATCTCCAACAAATAATGGGTCACCCATTTTTCTTTTAGAATTATCAAAGAAATCTATGGTATCGTTAATTGCTGTTTTAATGACATCTGTCGGGTTTTCGTTTTTATCGATGACAATATCCATTTCCAATGATAAGTCAATAACTTCCCCACTTGCAATGTCAATATAGTCATTTATCATTCTATATTCAGAAAGATATTCAATTATATTACTTTTTAATGTATTTGAAACTGTATCAGATAAATTACCATTATCGTCATAAGATAAAATTTTAATTTTTACCTTATTATCTTCTTCAATGACATTCACTTTTGCTGGTGCTCCGAATGTTGCTGGCATCAACTCAATTATTGATTTATAATCGTTCAATGTTACCGCTCTATTTTGTGCGGCAAAGTTAAAAGAAATCATGTTTCTTAATTCTTCAATTGTTGGTTGGTCCGCACCACCGACAGCAGGTGTTATATTTGTAACTCTCATAGATTGAGTCACTTGTGTGTTAATAGAAGATATAGGTCCGTTAACGTCCAATTCCATATTATCAATACTCGTGATAACATTCACACCTAAATTGGAATCTTTACCTCCACCAACTCTGTATTTTATGAATAAGGTTGTACTTGATTTTGGTATTGCACCCAATGACATATTATTAAGATAGGTTGAAAGGTTAACTTTCATTGTACCATTCATATGACTATCTAAATTATCTAATGGGTCAACATTACCTGAACCGAATGTAACTGAAAAATATCCTTCTGGTGTGTATTCAGTTATGAATTTATTTGTAACGGTTTTATTGGTTCCCGCCTTAAAATTATTTTTATCCGATACTGCGGTTGGGTCTGGAACAAAAACTTTATCCTGTACCAAACTTTTAACTTCATACCATTTATTTGTTAAATCACTAAATTCATTTGAGGTAGGATTTGCACCAAAGTTAGTACCATCTTTATGTATGATACTACTAACACCTAACACATCTTGTTCAGGTAAATATAATTTTAAAAATGGCTTTTGGTCTAATGATGTAATTACTCTCCTATATATTCTTGTAACTCCATTAACTACCGCCTCTCTTTTTGTGATTGTATAAGACACTAATTGATTATTAGCATTAAAATTTGGTATTTTTAATCTATTTGGTTCACCTTTACTATTAAATGGATTTGAAAAATCTACATCCTCTACTGTTTCAAAAATTTGTCCTCCTCCCGATACTTGTGTTCCTGATCTCATAATTCCCAAATATCTTTCATCTTCTTTATCACCTCTAACCGGAACATTCATTGAAAAGTCACATAACGCAACTGAAGGTCTTTTACATGGTATTTTCATACCATAAGTTTTCGCAATATGAAATAACGATTGTCTTTGTTGAGCAAAATCTAACATTGTTTCTTGCCAAACTCTATCTATATGAAAGTGTAGGTTATCTGCAACCGCAGCATTTAAATCTAATAATACTGAAAATATTGATGCGTCGTTGGTGTTCTTAACCAAGTCAGGATAATATTGTGTGGTTAGATTTACTAACTCTTCCCTTAAACCCGCAAAATCTCTTGTTGCGTATGATATTTTTTTACTCATCTTAAATGTTTAGTATTATAAAATCCGAAGACGTAAATGCTCCGTTATTTACTGTATATTCAATTTTAACTACAGCCGTATGTGGTTTTTCAGAATGACTAGAAACCCTAAAAAGTCTATTATCTTCATTTTCTTGTAGTGAATTAATTTGGTCTGGGTCGTCTTCTGCTGAAACCACTACTATTGAGGTTAAATCCAAATTAGGGATATATTTTTTTACAGAATCACGAATTTCACTTTCAATTAATCCAAATGTAACAGCGTCGTTTTGGTCAAAGATGTATTGATACAATCTAGTACCAAAATCAGGTAGAAAATATCTACTACCCTTCTTTGTCAATAGGAGGTGTATTAAATCCGCTCTAATCTCTCTTTCGGGAGTACCAGTCATCTTTAAAAACTTTCCTTCTAAACTATCCCTAAATGGGAAATCTATTCCATAGGTTGCTGCCATATTCAATAAATATAAACAATACGAAAATGGTTATGTATCTTCTTTTATTTTTGTGTTTCCCTTTTGATATGGGGGTAAGTAAGGGCATCCTGAACATCCGTTACCACAACAGTACCCTCTCTTTAATAAAAAAAGAGAAGTCAGAACCATAAGCCCTGACTTCTCATCTATGTAATAATCTACCCCTTCTACCATTAATTAATTCTTGTTATATCGCAAGAACCATCAGTTCCACTACAGGCTTGAGCTGCAAAGTCACTAATATCTTTATATTGAGGTTTATTTAAGATTTCACCAAAATTAACTTCTTTGAATTGACGGGTAACGGTTTCCCACTTATAAAATAAATGAACGTCTTTTAAACAATAAACCATTTTCTTCATATCATTCTTAAAGTAGTTTTTAGCAAATTTCTTCGCTCTTGACAACCAATATTCTTTTAATAGAACTTGTTCTCTAGTCCCTGTTAATTGAATACTTCTATCTAATAACGTATCACAAGCCAACCATAAGTTTTGATTGAAGTAATGTAATCCATCAATAATTAATCCTGAAGCTAAAATTGAACCTTTACCATATTGTTCAATAATGTCTTCCAAATTCAATACCGAAGTGAATGGTGCTTGATTAAAATCTTTATCTCCGTAATCAGACATAAAACTTACCGCTGTGAAGAAATCTCTTTCTTCCCAAATGTAATCAACAATTGCGTCTTTGTCATCTATAATAACGGTACAAGATGTATTATGATTAACTCCTTTGTAAGCACATAATTCGTGATTAGTTCCGGCATTTACCCAATGTTGTTGAACTAACTTAATTAATTCAAGATGTTTAATTCCTTTCATGTCCTTTTTGAATAAACCAACTTTTGGATTTTCAACAGGAACAAAAACAACGTAATCTGATTTAGTTGATGACCATACACTTTCTTCTAATAAGAATCCCATATTATCAACTAACCAATTTGCTGTGTTACTTTCTTTATTCAATTGCATAATACGGAAATACTTTTCAGAGTGTTCAGGATGAATACCTGAAGCAGTTCCTAATACGACTGACGCATTACCTGAAGGTTTAACACAAGTAGTTCTTGCTGCTTGGTTAATACCAATTACCGCAGCAACTTCTTTATTTGTGTCTTTTACCATTTGAGCACCTTCTTCTAATAATTCTGCGTTGAACAATTTTGGATTGTTCATCCAACCTGTAATACTAACACCTAACAACGCTTCTCTTTCAAAAATCTTTCTACTTGTTTCACCTAAATAAGGGAAACTTGTATATCCCGCTTGTAGTGTACCTAAGATAGATGCATCTTTACATGCCTTTAAAAATTTATCTTTAGTAGTTGCCTTCTCCGCATTAATTTCTGTTAAGTTACAACCTTGAATACCAAATTTTTCTTTATTGTTTTTAACATATTCTTCAACATCATCATATTTGATTTTAGAAAAATCCACAGTATCTAATACTGGTATTTTTAAGATTTCAAAACATGGATTGAACATATAAAACCAACTGTTTGCAAATACAAATCCAATGTCATTAGCCCCATCATTAAGTTGTACCAAGTAATTAAATTGTTCTTTTTGAACTTCACTTCTTAATAACAAAACTGAGTTATTACTACGACCTCTTTGTGGGTTTTCCATTCTCCAATTACCTGTCTTTGCATGAATCATTTCAGTATCGTTAGGGTCAACAATCATATTCAACGCTGAACGTCTAACCCCACCTGATAATACAGCGTCAGCTGAATGACAAATAATATCAAACGCTAAAATTGGTCTGATTTTATTTCCTTCATTAGTTAACCATTTTTCAAGTAATTGTTCAATTTTTTCTAAAGATTGTTTTAATCCTTCAGGGCCAGGTGCTTTAAATCCACCACTAATAAATGCGCCCTTTTCTCTGATTTGTGAATAATCAAATTTTACTTCATATCCAGCAAATTCAGGGAAAGGTTGTTCATCAACAAAATATGACGACATAATAACTCCTAACGAATTTGCCCATCCTTCAATACTATCTTCAATTACATATGTTTTAGTACCTAAAGTTCTTTTTTGAATTTTACTTAAATTATTAACAAATGGAATTGATAGTCCTCCGCCGAACCCACAACCAGATAAGGCAAGATAAAATATCTCTTGGAATACTCTATTACGAGCAATGTGTCCTGATGTACAGTTAAACATTCTCGTATTGTGTTTCATTATTTGTTCATATCTATATTGTAAATTTCTTTGTGATGCTAATACCGCCTGATCTTTCATACTTTCTAATGCCGACTCTAAATACGGTTCCACCGTTTTTTTATAGTTCACATATTTTTTTCTGTGTCCATCTATGATATTTTCACAAGCATCTTCCCATGTTTCATATCTTCCTTTATCTTCCAACCATTTGAAATAGTCCGAGTGTAACTTCAAGTCACTCAGAAATTTTTTACCTTTCTGCATTTCTAAACTTTGTTTTTTTATTTACTTATTATTTGTGTCTTCTTCTCTTGTGCCTTTTTGTAAACTTCGGCAACTCTATTAGCTCTTTTTAGTACCTCATCTTGTTCATGACCTAATAAGGTATTTTGTGATTCCGTATCAATAATTAAAAATTCATTATTAAATTTACAATTTTGAAATACAACACCATCTTTACCAATACGTGATTTCAATAATGTAAGTGTTGCCAAATTATGTTCCTTTTGTTCTAATGTTTTACCAATAGATAATATAACGTGAGCAATTTGAGCTTTCTTAATTGAACCTCCCATTTGGTCACCAGTTACAACTTCACTTGAAATAGATTCACGGTTACCTTGTGTTGCCGTCCATATTGCCATTTCAAATTCACCTGTCATAGATTCTAAACTTCTCATAACCGAACCTTCTCCTTTCCATTCTTCACCATTTGTTGATTTGTCAGATGAAATACAATCAACATAATCTAATACTAATAAATCCACTTTAATTCCATCTGAATTCATTTTTCTGATTTTATTTTTAATTTCAGAAACAGTTACATTATCACTCGCTAATTTCAATAATTTCAAACTTCCTTTTGATCTTGTTTGAGCCTCTTCAACTTTTTCTTTAACCATGTCTTTAAATTCTGGTTGTTGGTCTGGTGCAATTTCTGACCAAATAGTATAATGTTTTCTTTTGATATTACCTGGATTGTCTTCAAAAAATATTTGAACGACGTTATATCCTAAGTTATACGCAGTATTTGCAAACTTGGTAAGTAAGGTAGTTTTACCAGTACCAGTAGGTGCTAATACAACCCCTAATTCTCCTATCCCCAACCCACCTTTAAGTAAGTTGTCAATTCCCACAATACCTGTCGGTAATGGGTGTCTAAAGTCCTGTTCTAACGCAGCATCAATATCGTGAAATACATCTGTTGTTTCATCATTAGAAATACCAACTTGTAACGCTTTTTGAATAATTTCTTCAATCTTATTATACGCCTCAAATTCACCACTTTCAATAATACTCTGTACGTTTTTTAACTCT